ACAGGTGTTTTCATGCCGGTTATGTACTCGGGACGCTGCAAACGCTTATCTGATGATTTTACACCAAAATGAGATAAAATAGACTCAATATAGCGAGTACCACCACGAGCGTTTTTTTCCAACCATTCTTGCAGCCTAAATGCTTTCCGTAGGTCGTTGATTGTCGTTGGGTTAATATCGAGTCCGTCTGTATTTGCGAAAAGATCTGCGCTTCCGATTGATCCTTCAGGGATTTTTGAATCGACAACCGGATCCACTCCTGATCCGGTAAGTGTTGTTGATCCTGCGCCCAGAGCCTGATCATAATATACTGCTGCATCCCCATCAATTGAACCAATTGGAATGTCTACTGCATTGCCTTTTTGAGCAAAAGGAAGTGCTGAAGTAAAATAGTCATGTTCCCATGCTCTTTTTCTTAATACTTCAAGAATTGCTGCCTTACTATTATTATTACCATCTAACAATTTATAATCTACAGGGTTAATTAAATTCTGATCCCTATAATATTCATTGTAAATAGCTTGATATGCAGCAAATGGCAATGCATTTAATTTTGTATTTGCAGTTGCAGTTGTAGGACCTTGCTGTATACCCAAATATCCGTATAATGGAAATGTTACATTCCAAGTTGAAGAAGAATATCCGTTTCCAAGTTCTAAATATGGTGCAGGAATAACAGATGCTTCATCTGTGATCCACTTTTCCCAATTAGGCCATAATATCCTGTTTGGTACAAAGAAATAATGCATTGTAACATCGAACCTATGCATAACAGGTGTAAGCATTGGACTGAATCTTACCAATGCTTCTGCTGAAATATTAAACTTATCACCTGGCACTACATCTGTACACATTATTGGGCACAAATTGCCCATGTCCACAGTCATTTTTACGTCGTGTGTCAAATCAAATACATTGCGTTTTGGTTTGAACATTTTTACTGAATCAAAAATTGTTGGCATAATTTTTTGTTTTTTTGTTTTTTACGCTCGCCGCTTGGCAGTTTTTTAGGGTACTTTTTAAAGTCGAATACCTCCACGTGATACAAAATAACTGCGTTTTGCTTTTGTCCTGCTACGTTTGCGGCCGTAACCACGCCTTCTTCTCATTCTTTTCATTTTGTTTGGTTTTTATTTAGCTAACATTAACATAATTGATTTTAATACATTTTTATAATCTGCGGGGTTTTCCATTGCCTGCATAAGAAATCTCATGTGTGCGGGATCCTGTGGCCTTAATCCTTTTTGCTTATACAACTGAAGATCTAATTTTTTCATCTCAGTATCATTCCGCAATAATTCAAGTTGTTGTTTTGCGACTTCCTGATCTATACCCGATTTTTTGTTTTGCATCTGCAATTGTAATAATTGCTCTGCTGCCTGTAACAGTGTATTATTCTTTAGTGATGCTCTTATATCTTGTTCTAGCGAAAGTTTGTTTGTCGTAATTGTTCCTTGTTGAACATCTTGTTCAAGTTTTTGCCTAATAAGTTCTTGTGATATAATCTGTGTCTGAGCTAATGATTGTTTCATCTTTAGATCAAACTTTGACGTATCTGTATCAGCAAGCGTTTTCATTGTTTGTGCAGTGATTAACGCCACATTAGCGTTTTGTAATTGTTGTTGCTTCTGGACTGAATCCATCTGCAATTGCTGCATTTTTGTGTTGTTGTATTGTGCAAGTACGCTATCTAATTCAAACCTTGGTGGTGTTGGATTCCAACTCTTCGAATCTGTTGATCTTATCGGTTGTGCCGTCATGTCTCCTGTACCACGACCATATATCAAATTCGGGTTTAGACCCGCTTCTTGTAACCTTTTCATCTGTGCAGTCGGACTGTTGTATTCGTTCTGCATTTGCCAATCTTGCAACGCCCATTGTCTTTGGGTCTGCATCTGTTGTTCGTTCCATTGCCTCGTCTTTTTGTTTAAATTACTTTGAGCAAAGGCGTTTACGCCTGTATTTATTGTTGATGCTGCAGCCTGTACTGCTGCAATACGTTCTGCTTCTGTCATAATTGTACGTTTTCAACGAGATTTAATGCTTTTATACGTTCTACTAATTTAACAAATTCTTCTGCCGTTATTGGAGTTCTGTCATAATGTAATGGTACTATACCCATAGAATCAAATACTTCCCATATTCTGACCGTTTCTCCTAATGTTACTGAATCTGATACTTTTCTTCCCATCTTAATCTGTGCCATGATTAAATTGTTTTTTTGTTTTAAATTGTTTTTTTGTTTTAAATTGTTTTTTTGTTTTATAAAGGTTATTAACCTTTATGAATTTTCCAAATTTATTGACACTATTTTCTTCAATCGTCCTTTTTTTATCGCTTACTTCGACGCTTATTTTTCGTCCTCTTTCTATAGTTAGTGTCAATTAGCCTTAATACATCAAGGGTGTTTAAGGCTTTTCCTCCCTTTTCGGTCGTTTTTTGCTCCTTTTTTAGTCGCTTTCCTCCGCGGGCTTTGCCCTTGGGGATTTGTGTAAAAAAACGAATGCCCGGGCATAAATTGCACCCGGGCATCCATTTTTTCCCCCAAATCACTTTTGTTCGTCGCGATACTTTTTTATTGTAGTCGCTGCCTGATCTTTTAACGCTTGAATTTCTGTTAAATCCAAGCTTCTAGGATCTGGATAATATTCTTCTTCTCCATCATATATTGGGACTTTGGTATTTATTGGAAGTCCTCTTGTATATCTACTTACTATTTCCCGCATTGTCATGTTGTGATCGGGAATAGTTTGTGAAGGTTCTACATTAATTTCACCTTCTGTTTCAGGTACGCTAAATGCGTTGTATCCTGTTACTCCTACTGATTGCCAATACTCGTTTGTCATAGTTTTTGTCGTTTTTCTGATTTATAATTATGTTTTCTTACTATATTGTTTTTTGTTTCCATTTGAATACGTTCAAAATCTTCACCTAATTCCTCACGCAATTTTATATCTAGTTCTTCTAGTCTGTTTTTGTTCCATTCTGATATTTTTTTTCTTTCTTTTTCGTTATACATTTTATCCTTGTAATATTTTGGCATAGCTATTTTTTTACCATCCCTTAATGGGATATATGCTCTTTCCTCCAAGTTTGATTTGTGCCAATTTATTTGTTGTTCTGATAAGTAATCTTTTCCCATACCTTTTGACATTAATGCAAATTCCTTTTGTCTATCATCTCTTGCATGTTCAGGTACTTTTGATTGTTTGCATACATACTTAAGTGTATATGATACAGATGCTTCAGTAACATCGCCAATATGTATATTTCCAATACGTTTGTTATCAAGCGCCCACGCTCTTTCGATATATTCAGCATCTGCATTAAATAATATAATGTGATAATGTGGGCGTTTTTTTCCTGTTCCGTATTCACCTGCAGCGTAATATTTGATTTTTGTATTTTTATCATGCAACTTTCTTAATCTTTTAAAAAACTTTTGTAAATCTGTTTTTAAAAGTGTCATAAACCCATTTTTTGAAATTGGTACATGATCTGTATCGTATGTTAATGTTACAAATTTTGCTGACATACTTTTTCTTTCTTCAACTGATAAACGAAATCCCCATCCCGACACCCTGCGGGCCAAACAAGGTGGGCATTTGCCACACGGAACGGGGATTTTATTTTGTGTCCATTTATCAGTTACATACCATGGTGATATACATGCACTGCTCAAAATGATGGTGTGCCATATTTTGGCATCGGCCTTACTGCTTGTACTTTATTTAGTACTTGTACGTAAAGATTATTTGTACCTGCCTGCACACCACTTACCGGAAATATTCTTTTTCCGGGATCACATTCGATAAATGTTTGATTCAAAGCAGGTGTTGTTGCAAATTTTCTACCCAAATGCCAAAAATCAAGATTAGTTGCAAAATTTCCTGCTACACGATTATTTTCAAATTTATATTCAGCATATCTTGGTACATATCCAAATATAGTATCTCCACCTGTTGCAAATCCGTACACCTCATTTTGATATACAGGTTGTTCTCCAATATTTGCAAATGAAGGCCAGTAATAATCTAATTGATCAAGTTTTAAAAACTTTCTAGGAACTCCTTGATAATATGCAGTTTTAGGCATAACTGACATAATTCCCATAATCCATCCATGTTCCTCTACATAAAATGATCCTCCCTGACCTGCAGTTACCGAAACTCCATGTCCTGCCATATTTCCCTGTACAGGTGATCCACTTGCACCGGCAGTATTAAGTACTTCTGATATTACAACAGGTGTTTTCATGCCG